TGATAGAGTATTAATTGCATGGGCTTTACAGGCAGTACAATCTAATGTACCCGTACATTTTGGTACTAGTAAATATACAAGTGGAGGAGCAGCTGAAGCAGCTAGGGATACACTTATAAGTAATGGATGGACTATAACAGACCTTGGGCCATTATAATAATAATTTAATAAATAAGAAAGGAAATAGAAAATGAAGAAAATTTTAATAGTATTAGGTATTTGTGCCTTATTAGTTTTACCTACAGCATCAGCACAAACATGGAAGGAATTACAAGCAGAAGGTAATAGTACATATCTGGGTGGCTTCTATGCTGCTACAAGCTATGCCTGCTTAGGTACAAATTACACTGATGATAGCGGCTTATGGGCCTCAGGTAATGCGAGTATTCCTTATGAGAAAGGGTGTGCTAAAGCAATTTGGGACAGTCTATTTGCAAAAGTAGATATTTAAATAAAACTCAACCAAGGAAAATAAATGAAAAAACTTACAGCAATACTAATTATAGCAGTACTATCTATGGTACTGATGGGTTCTACTAGTGCACAAAATACCACTCAAGGTAATATCACACAAGAACAAGGTATGGACAATATAAAAAATGCTGGAAATACCCCAGTATTAATTGGTCAAGTTAATGATGTTAATACAATCAAAACCACAGCCTTTGGCCCCAGTGGTACAAAACAATCTATCACAGGAATCCTAACTGGTGCAGTATTTGCCCCTACAGGTGATTTTAAGATTAAGATTACTAATGGGGTTAGTTTTCGTGGGGAACGCTTTTCTACTATGATTTGTAACCTTGAAGGGTACTTTGATAGAACTAATTACGATGAAGAAGTAGTAGGTTTATCAACAGCATTTACTATTAATGGAGAGACACATAACTTACTTGGTTATTATACTGGCATGACTGCATACCCAATTGAAGGTTATAAAGTAATTATTTTAAATGCTAGAAATCATGATGTATGGAATAGTATGAAGTGTAGAATCTACTAATGAGCTACCCTAGCCACTTCCCGGTAGATAAATTTATAGAGGTAGCACCTATAGCAACTATTGTTTTGTTAGTTGCATGGGTTGGCTACCTTGCAGCTTATGTACCACTAACAAAATTTATAAATCACATAAAGAAACAGAAAATAAGAGAAAATAATGAGCTTAAAAACAAGAATAGACCCAAGGTCTAAAAATAATAATAAATTATATGTTAAAGATTCCTATGGAAACATTATGCTAGAAATTGAAGTAGTAGACCCAAAAGGTTGTACACTAGAAATTTCTTGTATAGATGGTATTACTTTATCTAAGGATAATGGATGGGAATCTAAATCAGAGAAAAATACTATTAAGGAGAAAGAAAGCATAAATGATGGAGACATAAGTGGCTGAATTAGAAAATATATTAGATAGTGGGGATATAGAATCATTAATACTAAGTCCTAGTACAAAAACATATAATGAAGGTCAGCTATTTTATGATGATACTGCTAAAACATTATCATTTCATAATAATATACCAGATGTAACATTAAATATTGGCCAAGAAGTAGTACTAAAAGTAAATAATAATACAGGTGCAGATATACCTAATGGGGCCGCAGTAAGTTTTAATGGGGCAGGTTCTGGGGTACCTTATGTAAAACTAGCAATAGCAGATTCAATAGTTAATGCTAGTATTTTAGGTATAGCTACTCATACTATAGTAGATGGTTCAGATGGTTTGATTACTGTTAATGGAACTATTGGGTTAGATACTACATCATACACTCCGGGAACTATTTTATATCTAAGCCCTACTTTACCGGGTGAATATACTGATGTAATACCTGATATTATATCCCAAGTAGGAACAGCATTAGATGCTACAACAGGTGGTAAACTACAGGTAAAAGTAAATAGTAATATTGTATTACCAACTACATTATCTTTTCTACAAGGACAAACAGTACCTACCTATACAAATATGGGTAATGGGGTTAATATTATTAATTATGCCTCAGTAGCTAATTTTGTTATGGAGGGAGATATAACCTTAGGTACTATCAATACTAAATTTGCAGGTGCATATCGAGCTACATTTAGTTGGGCAGGTACAGTAAGTACAGATGATTCTACTATTTATTGGGACTTATATGATGAAACTAATGCAAATATAATCTATACCTTTACCAACCAAATACCTAATAATGCATCTACAACTGAACTATCAGCATCCTTTAGTATACCTTTTAATGTACTAACTGCTGATGTAGTAGTAAGAATAAGAGCTAGAAGTACTGACGCTAACCAAGATTTAACTATTGATTCTACTAGCTTTGATATTGAGTCTATTAGAATATCATTATAAGGAATATAAGAGGTAAATATGGGTGATATAGATGAAGTAGCTAATAAGCTAGAAGAAGAGATAAAAATACTAGATGGGTTATCTAACCTAGCTACAGGATTAGGTACAGAGAAAGATAAAGCATATAGTAATGTATGGAATCATTCAGGGAAGAATTTTGACCATGTATCCTTAGCAGCTAGGTACAGAGAAGATTGGATATCCCAGAAAGTAATTAAGATTCTCCCTCAAGATATGACTAGAGAATGGAGAATATTTGAATCAGATAAAGCTACTGAAGCTGATGAAGAATTCAATATGGATAAAGTATTTCGTATGGCTTATCAATGGGCTAGATTGTATGGTACTTCATTTATAGTATTAGATATTAAGGATGGTAGAACTACTGATAAACCTGTTAATTGGGCTAAGCTTAAACCGGGATGCCTTAAATCTTTAAATGTAGTAGATAGAACTAGGATAGTAGCTACTGGTGCAATTGATTATGCACCTATGAGTATTACCTATGGTGAACCTACTATGTATCAGTTTGTTAATCAACCTACTATGATACATAAAGATAGACTAATTAGATTTGAAGGTACAGAACTACCTATTTATGAGAAGATGAGAAACCTATGGTATAGTGATTCAGTATTAATACCTTTACTAGGATTAATAGATAACTTTCATACCACAGCATCCGCAGCATCTCAAATGGTCCAAGAAGCAAATATAGATGTAATTACAGTTGAAGGCCTTAGGAATATGCTACAGAATCCTAAAGGTACAGCGGCAACTTTACAAAGATTTAGTGATTGGAAGATGATTAAATCTGTATTTGGTGCTAGTATTTTAGATTCTACTGAAACCTTTGACCAGAAGAATATCCAATTAGGTGGGGTTAATGAACTCTTATGGCAATATTTAAGAGTAGTAGCAGCTAGTGTAAGTATACCAGCAACTAGATTCTTAAGTAATAGCCCTAGTGGTTTGGATGCTACAGGCTATAGTGATATGGTCAACTACATTGAAGTATTAAGAGGTTTACAAAAAGATATATTTGAACCAAGGCTTAAGGTTATGGATACCTTATTAGCTGCTAATTATGGTTTAAGTATTGAGGACTTCAAATATGAATGGGGAAACATGTTCCCAGAATCAGCATCAGATAAAGAAGATAGATTAGGGAAAACCTCTGAACGGTTAGTAAAAATGACTGAACAAGGTATTTTATCTACTCAATCCGCTCTTGATGAAGCTATCAACCAAGGTCTAGTATCTAGTACAGCTAAAGTAGGAATAGACCCTAAAAGTATAAAGGAAGGAAATGATGGGAAAGGTAAAGACCTTTAAAAATCTAAACCTACAAGATAGAATTGCAGTACCTACTAAACGTAAAATTACTGATAGTGGACAGATGATAGTACCTTGTGCTATTGCGCGTACAGGTAATTTAATATATAAAGGTTCTAGTATTGGTTTAGTAGACCAAGCAGAAGAACTAATTGAAGTATACCGTAGGGAAGAAGATGTATTTTCTGAGGATTCTATGAATAGTTTTCGTAGTGCCCCAGTAACAATTGGCCACCCAAAGGATAAGGAAGGTAATCAACTAACAGTAGATTCTACTAATGCCAAGGAATTGCAAGTTGGTATGTTAGAAGGGATGCCAGTAAGAGATGAGGATTTACTTACAGGTACATTAGTAATTACTAATCAAGAAGCTATTGATGCAATTGAAGAAGGTACAGTAGAGTTATCCGCTGGGTATACTTGTGATATTCATGAAGATAATGGTAAATACTACCAAACTAATATCAAAGCTAATCATATAGCTATTGTTGATAAAGGCCGGGCAGGTTCTAGTTGTAGTATTGCTGATGAAGCAGTAGAAGAAAGTGAGGCCAGTAAAGCAGAAATCAAGGATTTAACTGAAGTAGTAGAAGATGTTATTACAGAAGATGTTATTACTGAAGATGTAACTACAGAAGATGTTATTACTGAAGCTGAAGCCGCTGAAGCTGTGGCCTTGCATGAAGAAAATGAAACCTTAATGGCAGAAGATAATGTAACTTGGGCAAAAGAGTATGCAGATAATGCAGAAGTAATGGCTAAGGCACATGCAGAAGTAGCTAAATATGCAAGAAAAATTGCTAATAAGAAAGCTAAAGTTACTACTGATAGTTCAGATTCTATGGATAGTTCTACCTTTATAAATGATGTAAATATAATTCTTAAAGAAGTAGAAAACCTAAATAAAGAACTACAAGATACTAAAGAGTCTATTAATGATATTGCATTGGAGAGATGTGATGTTATTATGTTTGCTAAAGAAATTACTGACCTTAAGGACTTCTCTGGTAAAAATGTTAGAATGATTAAAGAATTAGTTATCTCTGATGTATTAGGTATGGAAACAGAATCCTTAACTAATAAAACTAAAGAATACATTGATGCTAGATTCGACATCCTTTCTGAGGATATGGATTCTGAAACGCCTATGAGTATACTTTTAAACAAACAAATTGAAGATGTTGTAATCCCAAAAGATATAGTTAAGGATGCACGTCAAAATATGATTAACCGTAATAAAGGAAAATAAATAATGCCAATTCAGGATTATAATATCTATACAGGTGATGCTTACAAAGGACAAGAATCTGACGCATCCACACCTAGAGTAAATGGAACAGGCTTTGCTGAAGCTGAAACAGGCTTTGGTTTAAGCCTACAACGTGGTACCGCTGAGGGCCAAGTATTAGTAGGACATGCAACTGGTAATGTATTTGCAATCTCACTAAGAGAACTAAATCATGAAGCAGCTACACGCCCTTCAGATGGTACAACTAATTATACCATTAATCAGTCTGTATCTTACATGCGAGAAGGTTATGTTAACCTAGAAGTAACAGGTAGAGCCGCAGTAGCAGGTGTAAAGGCTAATGTATCAGATGGTATCGGTGAATTCACAGGTGGTGCAGCTGGTGCAGGTGAAACTGCATCATTAAATGTAACATGGATGGAAGCCGGTATTGTCGGTGATGTTATTCGTGCCCGTATCGACATTGTATAATAAATAAAGGAAATAATATGTCCAAGTTAGTAAAAACTAAAGTTGAAGTAACCGATGAAAAGACAGGGTTGCCTACAATTAAGTATGAAGAAGTATTAATGTCAGATGCGGTAGAGGACCTTGTAAATCGGGGTGTTTTCCTTACTGATGATGAAGGTGTCTTCTTCCAACGTCAATTAGAGTACATTCAGGCTCAATCCTATGATGTCCTTTACCCTGAGTTAATGGGTCGTACATGTTTCAGTTCTAATACTGAAGGTGGGGAAGGTATTAACCAAATTACCTACCGTAGCTATGATAAACGCGGTAAGGCAGTTGTAATTGCAGGTAAGGCTACAGATTTACCCCGTGCTGATATTGACGGTAAGGAATATACCATTGATGTACGTACCTTAGGTAACTCCTTTGGTTATTCCCGTCAGGAACTAGCGGCTAGTAAATTGACTGGTATGCCATTAGAAGCCCGTAAAGCTGAAGCAGCTCGAAGAGCTTATGAAGAAAAAGTAAATCGCCTAACATGGTTTGGTGAAGCTAAGAATAACCTTGGTGGTTTATTCGGTGGCCCAGCTACATATCCATGGAGTACTATTACTAATACTGAAGTAGCAGGTGCTAGTGGTGGTGGTAACTCTACAGTTTGGGGTACTGATAAAACCCCAGATGAAGTAGTAGCTGATTTAACTAATAGCCTAGCTGTTATGTATGCAGATACTAAGAAGATTCATAAGCCTAACCAAATCTTCATGAGCGTAGAGAAGAAATTATTTCTTCAGAATACACCTAGAAGTTTACAATCAGATATGAGTATTCTTAGCTGGTTCTTAGCTAATAATAACTTCATTAAGTCCGCTGATGATATTAAAGATATCAATGAACTATCTGGTATCTTTGGTGCTACACCGGGTGAGGACACTGGTGATGCAGAAGGTTTCGTAGTTATTGAGAATAAAATTGATAACATTCGTATCCGTGAGCCATTCCCATATATTCATCTACCAGTGCAGTATAAAGGATTGGAATTTGAGATTAACTGTTATGGCCGCTTTGCTAGTTTAGAAATCATTCGCCCAGCAGCTATTGCTTTCTGGTATGGTATCTAAAATAAAATAACTAAGTTAGGGTTAATAGCCCTAGCTATAGAGGAAAATTATGAAATTAAAAAATAAGACAAGCCGTAATATTAGTATTTTATCTAACCATCCAGAAAATGGTGGTATGCCTTTTAGGGTATTAGTAATTGCAGGTTCTACCTTAGAATTAAATGATTTAGATTTTGAGAAGATTGAAGTACAAACAAATAGACTAGTTAAATCTGGTGTACTTGTTTATATTGAAACCCCAGAAACTAAACTTAGTAAAGATGAAATTATCAAGAAAGTAGAAACTGAAACAGATGTAACCCTCAAAAGTACTTCAAGTAAAGCTGAACTACAGAAGAAAGCTGAAGCATTAGGTGTTACCCTCTAGGAGTTCAAATGATAGATATTGCAGGTTTCAGAGAGAGATACCCAGAGTATTCAGATGAAACATTATATCCTGATGAACGTATTCAAATGGCTATTGATGATGCTACTATATGGATGGGTACAGATGAAGATAGGTGGTTAGATTATTATGACCTAGCTCAGTATTGCTTAACAGCTCATTTCCTAGCAGTATCTACTATTACAAGTAGTGGGGATATTAGTTCATTGTACCCAGTATCCCATCAAGAAGTAGATAGTACAGTAATTAAATCTGCTGTAGGAAATGTAACTCCTAGTAATAATAACTTATACTCTACTGCTTATGGGCAATGCTATGCAAACTATTTAAAGATGGCCTTTGGTGGCATCATAGGAGTATAGTAATGACTATGAATCAAAGTAGGGCATTTAACTCTAAGATGGAAGCACCAATAGTTAGGAGAGGAGGAACCACTGGTACATATGATGAAAACAATGTATGGGTTCCCGGTAACTTATTACCTGATGAAACCTTTTATGGGGTTATTACAGTAGGTAATAAATACTCTCAATTTGATGAGGGTATTAGTGTTAATGCTACTGAAGGTGGAGAAAGAAACCCTAACTGGAGAAAGTTATATGTCAAGGATAGATGGGGTATATTAAATCTTGAGGATATTATATATTTCAGAAATACTAACTATAAAATACTACAGCAATCAGATGAACAAGTATTTGGATTTCAAAACTACTTAATAGAGAAATTAAAGAAGGACCCTTAAGGAGTTTATATGAAAGAAGATATAATTGCAACTCAAGCTTTTATAGATACTATGGTAGGGATATCCAAATTCTCTTACCCGGCTAATCAAAATGGCCCTAGGCCAGATAATGAATTTGCTACTGTTAAGTTACTGGAAGAGTATCAAGTAGGATTACCAGTACATAAAATACTAAATGATTCTGACCCTGACTTTACAGAATACCAAGTCCAGCATTTAGCTAGGCTAAGACTAAGAATAGGTATAAAAGATACAAATGGAGTAGCCTCAACTAAGATACATAATGGATGGACACGAGAAGATATAAAATCCCTTATGATGGAAACAGGTTATGGGTTTATAGGTTGTGAACCAATAGGTATAGAAGATGCCAAACTAGAGAAAGTATGGGAACCAAGACAAGGATTAGCCCTAGAACTTTA